CTACGGCGATAACTACCCTGCGCAGTCAGATAGCAACTGCCCTTACTAACGTAAATGTCTGGTCAGTATTCGCCTATCCACCTGCAACTATCTTGGCCAACAGCTGCTGTGTAATCCCAGCTGATCCATACATTACGCCAAGCAATAACAGTCAGGTAACAGTTTCACCACTGGTTAATTTTAAGATTCTTTTAACTGTACCGATGTTTGACAATCAGGGAAACCTACAAGGCATCGAGGATTTCATAGTTGCTGCATTTAACTTGCTGGCAGCATCCGACATTGTATTTAACATAACCAGCGTTAGCGCGCCCGGAGTGTTAAACGCAGATAGCGGCGATTTACTAACCGCAGAGTTCAACATATCCATACTAAGCAGCTGGGAGTAAAAAGATGAGTTCAGAAGCAGATTTGGCTTGGCTAATTAAGGTTGGCCAAGTGAAAGAAAACGCAGCAAAAACTAAAGCCACTACTGATAAAGACGAGGAATAAAAACATGGCAATTTACTTAAATAATAATGTTGGCATCAAATTGGCTACAGCAGCTGCGCCAACAGTACCTAGCATTGACATTTCAAGCCTAGTAAGTTCAGCAACTCTTACTCAGACATTCGATGAGCTGGAAATCACAAGCATGGGCGATCTTTCACATCGTTATGTTGCTGGCCTACAAGCTGGAAATTTTTCAATCGACTTTTTCAACGACTGGGCATCATCTCAGGTTATGCAAACACTTAATGCTGCAGTAGGTACGACCCTAGCGGTATCAATGATTACTGTTAAAGGTACAGCCGTATCAGCTGCTAACCCTACATATCAGTTCAGCATTCTAGTTAACAACCTAACCCCTGTTAATGGCGCTGTACAAGATGAAGCCGCATCATCCCTATCATTTACAGTTAATTCTGTAATCACTGTTTCACCTTCTGTAGCGTTCTAACCAATAACGAAAGGGCAATCAAATGGCAAAACTCAAAATAACAAGGGCAACTGGCGAGGTTACTGAACATCAAATAACCCCGGCAATCGAGTTTGCCTTTGAAGCGTATAAAGGAAAGGGCTTCCACAAGGCCTTTAGAGATGATGAGAAACAGTCAGATGTATTCTGGCTGGCTTATGAGTGTCTAAAGCGCGCAGCTGTAACTGTGCCTATGTTCGGGTCAGAGTTCGTAGAGATGCTTTCAAAGGTGGAAGTGCTAGACGATGACCCGGAACTATAGGGCGCGATTCATTTACTTACTTGGTCGCAAGGCTGAGTTTAGAAACATCGATAGCGCCCAACGATTTACTTGCACTAGATAGCAGGATGTTTAAGGCTTTACTGCAGGCCATGAAGGATAGGAATAAGGAGATTAGAAATGCCAGTACAAATAAAAGGCGCTATTAACCTCCAGAAAGCCTTGCGTAAATTTACACCTGATCTAGCTAAAGAAACTAGAAAAGAATTAGCAGGGTTATTAAAGCCAATCACTGCTAAAGCTCGAGGTTACATTCCGTCAGAAGCTCCCCTATCGGGCTGGGCTAAAGTCGCACAAGGCAATCGTTGGTACTGGGATGGCAGGGCTGCTAAAGGCGGTATTGGTTATAAGACCACGCCTAGCAAGCCTAATCGATCTGGTTTTAGATCGCTGGCGCGTATTCAAAATGCGTCAGCATCTGGCGCTATCTATGAAACTGCTGGGCGGAAAACACCGGGCGGAAACTTTAACTCACGCTTACCGCAAACTATTGCAGGCCAAGGCAAGAAATCAGGCCGCGCAATCTTTCGTGCATGGGAAGAAGATAGCGGCAAGACTAACGCAGCTGTTATTAAAGCGATCGTATCCTCACGAGATAAATTCTATGAGGCTGTAGGTAGAAACTAATGCCAATCGATCCTAGGTTAGTAGTCGAGTTAGCAGCTGAATGGACTGGCAAAAAAGCATTCAAGCAAGCCGACACTGCGACTCAATCTTTAACTAAGAATGTAAAGAAATTAGGTAAAGCATTTGGCGTTACCTTTGCTGCAGCGACTTTAGTTAATTACAGCAAGAATGCTGTTAAGGCATTTGCTGCGGATGAAGCTGCTGCCATTAGATTAAACAGAGCAGTAGATAATCTAGGTATCAGCTTTGCTAATCCCGGCATCTCTAAATACATAGCAGAATTAGAAAGATCGTCAGCAATAGCCGATGATATTTTAAGGCCAGCATTTCAGGCACTATTAACCACTACTGGCTCATTAACCCAATCGCAGAAGTTACTTAATAACGCCATTACAATTAGCCGCGCATCTGGTATTGATCTAGCCACAGTTTCACAAGATTTAGCCAATGGCTATGTAGGTATCACTAAAGGCCTTAAGAAATATAACTCAGGCCTTACTACTGCTGAGTTAAGTTCAAAGTCATTTGCAGAAGTATTAGGGGTGCTGCTAACAAAGTCTGCTGGCGCAGCTGATGATTACCTACAGACTACCCAATACCGCATGGATACCTTGGCTATTGCTACAGGTAATGCATCTGAGATTATCGGCGGTGGCTTAGTAAATGCATTCGCCCGTATTGGTGGCGGTACAGAAGCAAGCGATGCTGCTAAGGCCATTGAGGATATTGCTAAGGCTGTTGCTTTCACAACAGAAGGCATCGGTACTTTAATTGGCGTGATTCCCAATTTACTCAAAACACTTGGAAACATACCAAAAAACTTAGTTCAAGGTTTTGCTGGTGCGCAGGTTGGCAAGAACTTAACTCCAAAACCTACAGTAGTAAAACCTAAAGCCGATTTAACTAAAGATGCACAAGCTAAGTTACTGGCAAAGTTAGAGTCAGATGCAATTAAGCGACAAAAAGCATTGTTAGCATTACAGAAAAAACAAACCGATGCGGCTAAGAAAGCGGCAGCAGATAAAGCCAAGTTGGATAAAGCTGGTTCTAAACTTGATTTAGAAAAGATCAGCATAGCCGCTGCCCTTCGAGGCAAGATTACCGAGGAGGAAAAGGTACGCCTACTGCTCATGCAGGCTATAGCAGATGAGAATGCAGATAAGGCTGAGTCACTAGCTAAGAAACTAGAGGACATTCAAAAGAAAAACGAGGAGATCGCTAAGGCCCTTACTGAGATTTCAAAGACAGCAGACCCATTCTCTACATGGGCTACCAGCATAGGCGCTGCATCTACTGCCTTAAAAAATCTGCCTAAGTACGATTTAACTGCTTCAATCTTTACGGAAAATATGACTCCTGAACAAATTGCAGATACTGCCACAGCTGCTGCGGAGATGGCTGCATTAGCAGCGGCAAAGGCCGCGGCAGACTTTATTGCCCTAGACCCAGTTGTAAAGCGTATTGCAGAGGAGGCAAATTTATTAACTGGTATTGATGACATTGTTACTAACGTACCTTCGTCAATAACTCAAACAGGTAGTTCATCAATGTTTAGCCCTAACCCATATTCTGCTGTAGGTGGCCCGGGTTATGGAACACAAAGCCCAACGACAATTACTATCGTTGTTGAAGGCAACGTGTTAGATGGTGCTGACTTTGCTGAGAAGGTAAACGATGCGTTACTAAATGCTAATAGAACAGGTTTACCACGCACAGCTGCTGGATTCTTAGTGGATGCCGGCTAATGACAATCCCAGTTATTAACGCCTTTATCAACTTTTCTACTGGCCCTAGTTTCGCACAGGCTTTTATTGTTGGCCAAGGCATACTAGGTACTAACGTATTGGCAGATTCAGCTGCGGTTATCGTAGATGTAAGCGATGTAGTTAATAGCGTAAACATTAAGCGCGGCCGCAATCCGCAGGCCGATGAGTTCCAGACTGGCACAATGAGTTTACGCATCGTAGATCAGAATGGCGATTTTAATCCACAGAACCCAAGCAGCCCCTACTTCGGCCTACTTGATCCAATGCGTAAGGTATCTATATCAGCTACTTACGGCGGCGTTACCTATCCAATGTTCTCAGGATTTATTACCAGCTACACCACCACTACCCCTAAGAATGCTACCGATGTGGTCTATACAACTATCACAGCAGTAGATGCGCTTCGACTAGCTCAGAATGCACAGATCAGTACAGTCACAGGTGCAACTGCTGGCGATCTCAGTGGCACAAGAATTGACCAGATACTCGATCAAATCGGCTGGCCTAATTCCCAGCGTGATGTTGACCCGGGCTTAACTACGATGCAGTCAGACCCCGGCACAGCCCGTACATCCTTGGCCGCATTACAAACTGTTACAAATAGCGAGTACGGCGCGTTCTATGTAGATGCATCTGGATCATTCGTCTTTCAAGATCGCACAGTTACTGTTGCCAGCATCGGCGGCACACCTACAGTCTTTAACGATAACGGCACAGATATTGGCTATTTCAATGCAGTCTGGCGCTTAGATGACACGCTTGTATTTAACCAAGCTAATGTGAGCCGCACAGGTGGCAGCGTTCAAAACGCTACTAACGCAGCTAGTGTTGAGAAGTATTTCGCCCACACTTACAACATCCAGAATTTACTTATGCAGACCGATGCAGTTGCACTGGACTACGCCCGAGCCTATGTTGCCAGCCGCGCAGAAACCAGCGTTAGATGCGATGCAATCCAGTTAGACCTGTACACAGATAATTACAACACAGGCATTATTG